GGACCGGGCAGGGGGCCGGCACGGCGGCGCATCGGATTTGGAACGCGAACGAGGAACGCCTCGACCTCGGCAAGTGGCCCAAGTGGTACCCCCTGTTTCTCCCTAGCTTCTTCGAGACGACCCGCGTTCTCGCGCCCCCAAGTGGCTGGCATATCCAGGAGCCAGAGAGGGTGATGCGAGAGCGGACCAAGAAGGAATGGTGTCGCTGCAATAATCCAGAATGCGGGAAGTACAAGAAGGGGGTCTTACTCGGAGAACCAGTCGCCGGATCGGCATGCCCGGATTGCAAGGTCGGCACGCTCGTTCCCATGATGCTTACCGACGGCCAGTGTTTCTGGCATCAGGACAATCGTGAGCAGGCCGAGGCTCAGGGGGAAAAGGCAAAAAAGCAATGGAAGCAGGAGCAGTGCGTCACCAGTGAGGAGGCGTGGCAGGTAAGCGGCTACGTGATGTTCAATGATGCCTGCCGGGAATGGGTTAATAGCACGATCAGCCACGACCCGATAAAAAAGGGAAAGATATACCGGGACACCGGAGAAGTCCACGGAGCCCGCCCCAAAACCAAGGAAGACGATCGTCAGGTGTGCTATGTCCCCTCCTGTAACGTCGATCATCGTCATGACGAAACCCCGCTTTCGGTTTGGGAGGAGCCGCATCCGGGCAGGCAGTACGTGGTCGGTGTGGATGTGAGCGAGGGGATCGGACAGGACTTCAGCGTTATTTTTGTCAATAAGGTTGGCCGGACGGCCGGAGAGCCTGACGAGCAAGCGGCGGTTTGGCGCGACAATCGCACAAAACCAAAAGAGTTGGCGTTCTACTGTAATGTGATTGGTCGCTGGTATAACGATGCAATGATGTGCATCGAGTACAACACTTACCAGACCACTGGCGACGACATTATATACGTCTATCAGTATCCGAACGTGTTTCGGTGGAAGAACAAGGAGGTCATTAACCCACTGACCCATAAGTGGCACTGGTGGACCAAAGTAAACACCAAATCCTACCTTCACCAGACGGCTGTGGACTGGCTTCTGTCGAGAGCATGGATAATCAGATCGCCTAATTTCGCCAAGGAAATCACGACATACCGCAAGGAGGAGTTCGACTCCAGGGTGTTCGGTGCCGAGTCCGGATTCCACGATGACGAGGCGATGGCGGGAATGATTTCCTTGTACTGCGCTCATGAGTTGGATTGCGACCAATCGGGGAGAGTTCGTGTACCCAGCCTCGTCGAGGTCCAACGTCCAGCCAGATACCGCTGCTATTGTGGTTCTTGTAGGTTCGGGGAATCTAGGGATTCCGATGGAGGTTGGTCTTGGGTGTGCGACAACCCGGACAGGGAGTACCGCTGTCCGGAGTGCGGGTCGATTCAATTGCGAGCGATACCGCTGGAGACCCCGCACGATAGCAGTTTGGATTTCGATGGTGTGATGGCGATGATGGGGAAGCGTCCAGAGGGCCAAGCCCAAGAGGTATCCGTGGACTACTTGTGACCACTTGCAGTCAAGAGGGAAAGGGTTTAGTATAGGGCCATGGCAAAACCTTCTACCGTGCGATTTAACTTACAGGTTGACCTCCAACCGGAAGAGGTCCCGACACTCATTGGGCTGGTTGATGGAGACCAGAACGAAGTTCAGAAATTGTCCACGTTGTCCGAGTCGCTGCTTCACGACACTTCCGGTGGCGGCATGATGCTCACGCCAGACGAGATGGCGCGGATCACCGAAGCCACGGGATTAGACCCTAACTGCGGCGAGGACCTCATTCCGCTCTTGTCGGAAGCGTCCGGAAAAGAGGAGGGGAAATTGACCTTCAAGATTTCGGTCGATCCCGTATATGAGGCGTATTACAGGGAGGCGGCCGAGATGCAGGGGCGCTCGGTAAAGGAGCTGGTTCAAGACATAATCAATACAATCATGGACAACGATCCCCTTCAGTACAACATGGGAAATTTTGGATTCCCCGAGGTTTTCCGCATGCTTCCAAAGGACAAGGAAGGGGTAGAGCAATTGCTCGGCGGAAAATTCCAGGACGGGATGTCGCTGGTGTCCCTGATTCGGAAGGCTCTCGGAAGCGACATGTTTGAGGGGATGGTCGATTCGCCATCCCAAACGGGGGAGAAATAATGGATAAAGTTGAGGCTATGCTGTCACCTATCAGGGATGCGATCTTCCATGGTGAGCTTACCAACAAAGAACTTGCGTTCGCCTACGGAGCGCTGCAATCCTTGGCCGATCTCTCCGCTGGCCTCGCCGGCATTAAGTCAAGGTCCAACGTGGGACTGGAGGTGTAAGTCTTGCCCCTGTTTACCGAGGCGTGCATATCACCGGATTGCGTCCTTGATGGTGATTCCACCGACGAGTACTACAAGCACTGGAACGACCCCCAGCGTCCCTGTGTGGCGTGCGGCGGCCCAACCAAGAGGTTTCCGAGCCAGTTCTCCAGCCCCTTCATGGGGGAGATGTCCCGTCGGTATGTGGATACATCGCTGGATGACGGACATCGGAAGGATCTCTCGCATTGGGTTTTTGAAAAAGGACCGGACGGAAAGGTTAAGCCTTCCCTGATATCAACATTCCAAGAGCAGAGGGAATACTGTAAGCGGAATGGCCTAGCCAATCCATCCGATCTCGACAGTAATTGCGAGGTATCCGAGGACGGCCGGAGATTCCAAAAGGCTACCGCAACGCTCCAAGACCTTAAAGAGTTGGAAAAGAAGACTGTTGCGCAACCAGCCAATCCAGCCTAAACTATCGGCAGGAGGCTTCCATGAAGCGACACAAGAGCGGCCGTAAGGTCAAGGGCGGTAACGACCCCCGGCAACCGAACGCTCCGCATCGGGCAACCCGCAAGCCAAAGGCTCGCCGTTGATCTCTCTCTGCCGTGAGAACAGCGTGATTCAAAAATGGCTTCTTTAGCGATCATCCCGCGCGCGGATATCCAAAGACCCTCTGGCTCCATCGACCGAGCTTCTGGGTACGAGAGGCGCATTTTGGCATGGAGGGACTCCCTGCTACGGCAAGGCATGGAGGAGATGAGGTCGTGGAAGGACCTCCAGGAAATCGACAAAGTAATCGACTTAATCGAAGGTCGTTTTTACCAAGAAAACCGGCCCGCTTACAAGTCCCGATACTATGATGGGTACCTCGGCGATATGCGCCGGGAGGCCCTTTCATCCCTCAGCCAGATTAGACCCACCATAGACGTTACCTCGTCGGTGGACGCTTATAAGACCCAGGCCGAAACCGTCCACAAGTACATCCGTTCGATGTGGTTCAAGTTGAACTTGGACATGACGGTTGTGGATTGGATCGACCACGCTCTGTTCGGAACCGGGTTTCTGAAGCACGTTGCTGGAGAGAACCAGTTCCAATTCTCCGCCCATGGGGCGGATCAAGTTATCCCGGTTCTGTGCAACGGGGACATCCAGGAATCGGCGGCCGTAATCTACCAGAATTACAAACCGCTTCCGTATTTCTATGCCAAGTTCGGCAAGGAGAAATGCGCTGGCCTAGAGCGTTACACGGTCAACCTGAGCCGCGCGCTATCGCAGGACAAGTACGTTCGCCCGTCCAGCGTCCCGGAATATTCCTGGAACGCGATGAGCCCGGCCATGAAGCGTCGGATGTCCATGCGCGGAGGCCCAGTCCGGCAATCGGAGGGGACGTATGTGCCGTTCCCGGTGATCGAGTTGAAAGAGGTGTACTTCGACGACTGGAGCATCAACGAATCGTCAAACGATATTTTGGTTCAGAATGAAAGTTTGGACCTGAGCGAGTACAACTACCACTACATCGTACCTCCTGGGGCACGCTTGTTTCCAAGGAAGCGATTGGTGGTGTTTGCCGGGGATCGCATTATGTACGACGGCCCAAGTCCTTTTTGGCATGGGCTTTACCCGTTCACGATGCTACAACTAAACCCCTGCGTGTGGAGTCCCGGAGGGATTTCGAAGTATCGGGATTTGATTCCTCTCGTGAGGGCGTGCAACCGGATCGGGGCAGGAGTGGAAGAGGCGATTGGGAGGGCACTGAACCTGAATCTGGTCAGTAAGCGCGGGGCGATGCCCGAGGCTGTCTGGGATGCCTTGCAGCCCGGTAAGCCAGCGCAAAAGATTCTGATGAACCCTATCGCTCAAAAGGGGGACATCTACTACATGGATGGCCCGAATTTGCCGGCCTACACGGGAGATTTCCAGCGATACCTGATCGACACAATCAAGCACCGGTCCGGCTCATTGGACATCTCGGGTCTTGCTAAAAAGAAGCAGGTTCCCGGCGGGGATTCTATCGAACAGATGCGCGACGTGATGAGTGGCCCATTCCAATTGGAGAGCCGCTACGTGGAGGTTGCGGTTGAACAAGTTGGCACCCAAATGGTCTCAAATGTGTTCCAGTACGCCACCTTGGATGGCCGCATGAGATTGCTTGGGGCGGACGGCATGACGCCGGAGGATTTCGACTATCGGTCCGGAGATATGATCCCTTCCTCGGAGCCAATCTTCGATTTCTGGAAACTGTTCTCGTTCAAAATCGCACCCGGATCGGCCCATGGAAGTTCGAAGATTCAGAAAAAAGTGGAGGCCGTTACGCTTTACAAGGCGGGTGCCTTGTCTCTCCATGGCCTTTACCGTCAAATGGAATTCCCGGAGAACCCCGATGTCATTATTGGCGAGATGCAAAAGGAGCACGAGATGGGAATCGGCGGACCGCCAAAGGGAGCGGGCAAGCAAAGTCGCCCGAACCGAGCGCAGAGAACGGGATCGGCCTTATAGCGCAGTCTCACGTTGGACTGCTAAGTTCGTTTGTCTGGATAGCGTCATGCGGCTTAGTTACAAAGCCGCCGGCTTCAGCCGCGCGGTTGCTTACTCTTCCCCCAGCAGTATTCTCTGGATCTGGATGTACCGCTCGTACTTGATGATTACGGCCAGCGGCGTGTTGCGCTTTTGATCCTGAACCAAGAGAGGCCGGCGCAGGGCCTTAATGGTCTTCCCGGTAAGCAACCTCAACTTGCTGGTCCCGATATACTCCAAAGACGGGTCCAAAAACGGAACATCGGTCTCTTTCTTCCATAGTTTCAAGTCGTTGCGCGTTGCCATACCCAGCATTCTACAAGGAATCCACCCCATATTCAAGACATGTTAGGTTTACCCCTCTGTAACGGAGTCGTGCAACTATATTGGCGACACGGCGATACAAGTCGCCCATCCAAATCTGAGAAGGGAGGATGACTCAATGGCACACCGCAAGTCTCGCAACAAGAAAACCCGCAAGTAAGTAAACACGCCTCCCGCTGGGTGGCCCGGTGGCGTGACGAAATCAACGAAATAGGCCACCCATTCAAGTCCATGAGTCTTATGTATGGCAAAACGGAAAGGGAGGAAAAAGGCATCGCGCAGGAATGTCCGCGTGTATCGCCGATAATCGCATGAAGTACCCACCGAACTTTCACTCCACTTCGACCAAGGAGAAGTTGAACCAAGGTCCGAAGGATATGCCTGATCGCGGCGGACAAAAACCAAACGCTCAGATCACGGCAACCACCGTCCCCCTCAGCCGCAAGGAAAATCAGGTCGCCCAGTTTGGGAGGTCGCCAAGTCATGGTGTTCCTAATTTTGATGGCGCAACGCATGTGAACCTGTCTCGGACGGCGAGCAGCCCGTACGAGAAGGCTGGTGGCCTTAGCGAGACCACCCGGCAGCATTCGTTCTTGGGAAAAAGCAGGACAAAGAAGGCGTAATGGCCACTGGAGCCACACCACCCCTTCCTCCCGGAATCGTCCAGCAGCAGGACGCCACGCCGGATCAGCAGCAGTCTGTATTCTCGGCCCAGGGGATGAAGCCTGGGGAAGGGATGCAGGTAGTTCAGCAAGTAATGCAGAAGGTCCAGGAACTCGATAAATGGGTGGGCGAGACCAAGCAACTATTGGAATCGTTCGATCCCTCCCTGGTGCCCCTGTTCAAGCCGATCGCCGAGGCTGGCATGAAGCTTGCCGAAGCGGTTCAAAAGAAGTCGCAGCAAAGTGGAATGGCGAAGGGGAGCCCGCAGGTTCCGCCCCAGCCTCCGCAGAATCCATCTGCCGGACCCCCGAATCCGGGGGTGTAAGAAGAGGAAACGATGCCGTTTGAGAATCTATTAGCCGCGATCGCCGACGAAGGCGAACGTGCGAGTTTCAAGACCATCGCCGACAAGTATCCTGCCGTGAAACGATATGTCGAGTTGGGGGAAGAGGTGGAGCCTCTGTTACCTAGGCTCAGGAGTCTTCAGTATGACAGGGTATTTCCAGCGGTCGAAGAACTGGAGGGTTGGCGCAATTGGAAGGAAAAGGACTGGCCGGGTTGGGAAACGGAGTACCACCGGATTCAGGATGCGCTCGGAAGTGCCACATTGCGTGTGCAGGAGCTTGAAGCGCGCGGAGATACCGACATGAATGCTGACGACGT